GGATATACCCGACTCTTATACTCAAAGTGTAACTAATGATAGTGTTATTTTCGATAAAATTATAGCAAAGCATTATCCAACAAATGCAAATGATTTGCCTGCATACTTAGGAGATGGTATATCGCACCTAATACCAGCTAAAGGCGAATCTCAGGTGTTTAGAGCCACAACTGGTCAACTAACTCTTGTAGATCCAGATGAACATCGTTCTATGCATACGTCTACTTGTTTCATAGGTACTGATTACAATACAGGCTGGATGCAAGGCGCATCAAAACTTTCTCTGTCTAGCACAGATGATACTGATGTTACTGGTACTTCAAAACTAACAGGTAATCTATACACGGGCTTTAGTGTTACTGGCGGTGGATTTACAGTTAATGGTAACGGTACAGTATCAGTAACAAACGGAAACGGTTCTGTCGATGGTATTCTAACGTCTCCTAGTTTTGATCTTGTAATAGGAAAACGATACATTATCGACATACAAGCTAGTGGCACAACTGGAACTGGAATAGGAATTTATCTAAACGGATCTGGCGGACCCAACGGATATCTTTGGAATAGACGATTTGAATTTGTAGCTACTCAAGTTCAAAATACATTCTTTTTATATCGCTATCTAGGTCATAGCGGCTCAGGCACATTAGATAAAGCTGTTGTGTATGAAGCTGAAGAAAATCGCAGTGTATATGGAGCCGCACCTTTGTACGGTGATGGTGGCGGTCTACAAGTGTTTGGTACAGTAGTCAAGACTGCCGTTGAGACCGGAGCAGAATTGGTTAGCTATAAATCAAATGGTAGTTCATTTCTAAGCCAGCCTTATGCAAGCAGTTTAGATATAAGCGGCACTAAAGATGTATCCATTACTTGGTGGCAAAGACATAATGGAGGCGGCGGTGTCTATGAAGGATGGAAAATATCTGAAGATACTTTAGATGTTGCGGCATATGGTAATGTAGTGGTGAGTGTAATGCACGAAGTCAGTAGTGATAGTATGCTGATTAGAGGAAGAGATATAGTAGGTGCAGGCGTTGTAAATGATATAATATCCAAAGAGTGGATGTGTATGACATTGAATTGCGGTAAAGATGGTAACATAGAACTATACACGAACGGTGAATTATCTGTTACAACTACTGGTACTTTATTCACGCCTACTGATCGTCATTCTCTCAGAATTCTACAGTGGAGTTACGATTCTACAAACTACTATACTACCAACTCCGATATTACTATGTTTAGAACTTCTAACACTTTACCAAATGCTCAAAGAATCAAAAAGTCTTATGAACAAGAAAAACATTTGTTTGAAGCAAACGCAAAAGCAACTATAGATGGTTCAGATGGTTATGTTCGTGCAATCGCTTATGATGATGATACAGACGAATTACACGTAGGTACATTAGCAGGTAGATCAGTGTTCAGAGGACTCAATAGAGTTGATAGCACAACAGACAGTATTAGTAAAGTTATTAGCGCATCAAACGGATTGGTAATAGAGGAATAATTATGACAACAGTTAGGATAAATAAGCCTCAGATAAACGTAAGAGAAAAACTCAATGAACTTGATAGACCTGTGGGTCTAGCAGGTGCGGCGATGCTACGAGCAGAAACCCCACAAGAACAATTCAATCTTATTGGCGCTGGTCGAAGAAATCTATTAGATAATGGCGATCAGAGAGTCAAGCAACGACCCAACAGTAGCGTACAAGCTACAGTCGCAGGCAATTACTATCTTGCTGATAGATGGCAAACAAAGTTTTTTGGAGGTGGATTTTCTGGTAATCATCACACTATATCACATGAAACTGATGCACCAGACGGATTCGCATTTAGCACTAAGATAACTACAAATATTGCTCAAAACTTTAGCAATGCTTTAGGTTCTTGGTTCTCTACTAATCTAGAAGGCCAAAATCTAATACCACTGAAAAGTGGCACTGGCTCAAAACCGTTTACAGTTTCTTTCTGGGTAAAATCTAATGTAAGAGGAAACGTTTCAGTGACGGCTGAAGGTTCTGGTAGTGGTTTCTCGTATAGCACATTTGTAACTATAACCGATGATGATACTTGGGAATATAAAACAGTAACGTTTCCTGCAAACCCTGTCAACCAAGATTTTGACTACACTACCTCAGATAGCGACTTCTCTTTGAAGTTTGGATTAGGTAGTAATGGGTCATGGCTAGTTGATACAGATAATCAATGGAATGATAAGACAAATAACAGAGGCGTATTATCTCCACAACAAACAAATTTTCTCGCAAACGTAAATAATTATATTCAATTCACGGGAATACAAATGGAAGTCGGTGAACACGCTACAGATTATGAGTATAGATCATATGCAACAGAATTAGCTGAGTGTCAAAGATATCTTTATGTTATAGATGGTCCGACAGGTGGTGATAGAATAGGAGCGGCTTTTTGTTATAGTGCTACTGGTGCAATAGTCACATTACCTTTACCTGTCACTATGAGAGCCAAGCCCACACTTGATACCCCCTCTGGGTCATTGATAACAATAAACGATCAAGTCACTGCATATACCTCGACAGGCATTTCTCTAAATGGTGCAAATAAAAACTTTGTGTCCTTGGCTGTTACGTCCTCAGGTATGACTGCTAATCGAGGCGCACAGGCATATTTTACAAGTAGTAGTGCTAATAATGCATTAGTAATTAGAGCGGAGCCATAAGCATGTATTCTATAGTAGAGAACGATAACCCACAAATAATAATTGAATGTTCAGATACTGGAAGCATGATTCCTATGGACTACGACAACTATGACTACAGACAAGTCATTGAAGACGTTATAGAACAGGGATCAGATTGTTGGGATGGAGACATTCCCACAGAAGTACAAGATAAAGCAGATAGCATATTATTTGCTCGACAATTACAAAAGTATAAATGGGCTAGAATTAGACTTGATAAGTATGAAGTAGCAGTAGGAGTTGAGGAAGTAATCGAAAGTCGCTCATCAAAAGAGCAAGTTCTGAACGAAGAAACACAGGAAATGGAAGATGTGATGATCGATGTTGTTGTAGTACAGGCTATTGAGCCAGTCGAAGCAACGATCACTAGAACGATTTATGCTGAAGGCTCTGAAGAGCCCACAGAAGAAACAATTGAGAATCCTCTGATCACACAAGACAACGCCGAACGTGCAGAAGCACAAGCAATTGTGGACGCAACACCACAACCAGTAATAGATGAATATAACTCTTAGGGAAAACAGTAATGGCTACAACTAAAATTCAAACAGGTGGTGTTACAGCGCAGTCTATAACACACGATAAGCTTCACACTGATATGAACCTCAGTACGAAGACTGTTGTGTTGCCAACAATGTCTTCAGACATCACACTATCTTCGACTCCTTACCCTAGATTGCACATCACCGATACAGTGGGCGTACCTAGACAGTTTAGCGTTGGAGTAGATAACGAGCGTTTTAAAATTAGAAACGAAACTGGTTCTTTCAATGCGTTTGTTATCGACAACGTAAACAGAGTGGCACTAGGGCACGATTCACCGACATCAGTTTTAGATGTAAAAGGAGAAATAGAACTTAGAGATATTACAGGCAACTTAGCGCATGGAATGTCAGTCTTTTCAGACACAGATGTATATGCTATCATAGCACAAGAGAGTAGTGGCGATGGTGGACTAAGAATCACATCACTATCAGATGCTACTACTGCGGCATCGGCATTTCAAATAAATGCGGTTGCTACGACTCCAAGTACAGATGGCAATAATGCCGCTATTCGTTTGAGAACCGCTAAGAAAAACGGAACAACCGAACAAGCATTGGCAGCGGACGAAGACGTATTATCTATAGGAAATGTTGGAACTGAATTAGTTGTAGTAAAAGGAGATGGTGATGTTGGTATTGGAACATCTTCTCCTAGTTACCCATTACACATTTATGGAACAGGGCATAAGAGACTAAAAATAGAAAAAACTGATTCGGGTGGCGATGCTGATCTTCAGCTTTCTTCTCCTAATGATAGTACTCAGTGGATTTTGTTTCACGACAGAACTTCAGGAAATAATTCTGGTGTTATAAAATATGTGCATTCTACTAATAAAATGCACTTCAGAACAAATGATGTTGATGACAGGTTAGTTATTTCAGATGACGGCAACGTTGGTATTGGAACAAATGGTCCAGAATATCCACTACAGGTATCTGGGTCTAATGTACTATCTGGCGGTGGGTTAGCCACTTTTGGAATTTACGACAATGGAACAGCTTATAATGGCACTAATCCTGGTGGCGGTGTAACATTTAGAGGGAAGTATACCAGCGCCAATGCCATAACTAACTTTGCAACTGTACAAGGCATAAAAGAAAATGCTATAGATGGAAATTACGATACTGCATTGAGATTTACCACTAGAAGCAACAGTGCTAATCTCACGGAAAAAGTACGAATAAGTTCAGGCGGTAATGTTGGTATCGGTACAGATGATCCATTAGCCAAACTACACGTTCAAGGTAATGCAGTTATTGGTAACATTCAACCGTATGAAACTACAAACGCAGCCAATTCTGGTGCTACATTACATGTTCACAATCTTGCAGATGATGGCGCTGATACTGATGGTAAAGTAAACTTTGGAGATGAAACTCAAGTTATAATTAGTACAGGAGCAATTGATGGTGGTCCTCAAGGTTATCAAGGGTCATTGTGGTTTGGTACTTCAGATCATCCAGCGGGAGGTAGCGCAACCAACTCATCTGGTACTCAGTTCAATTGGAAAGTTGCAGGTATAGCATCTAAAACAGATCAAGATACTGGCGGTCAAAACACTTCTTACGGCAACTTAGAATTTTACACTAAAGGATTAAACAACACACCGGACGCCGCTCTCGCTATGACAATCGATGAGAGTCAGAATGTCGGTATCGGAACTACTCCTGCTTCTGGAAGAAAATTAGATGTTGCGGGAGATATCGCAACTACTGGCATTATACACCAAGATGCAGACAATACTGGTAGCGTAGCTTTAGGCTTTGAAGCACTAAACGGAAATGTGAGTGGTAATTGGAGTGTGGCAATAGGTCGACAAGCACTAGATGCCGCTCTTACAGGCGATTTCAATGTTGCTATTGGTAGAACTTCCATGACTAACATGGTATCAGGAACACAGAACGTTGCAATCGGCGTTGATTCGATGGAAGCAAAGACTGCTGGTAGCTATAACGTTGCAATTGGAGCTAGTGCATTACGTGTAAACGCATTGATAGGAGATAATAATGTTGCGATAGGCGCACAAGCGGGCAGAAATGTCAGAGGAGCTAACAACACTCTTATCGGACACGAAGCAGGATATGACATAACTACGGCATCCAATAACACTTATGTGGGCAGATTTCAAGGCACACAACACTCTCACTCTCTTGCGACTGAGAGCCATAACGTAGTGCTATCTGATGGTGTGGGAAACATAGCATATAGAAGTAATACTTCATCACTTCAAGGTACATCTGGAACTAGAACACATCATTTTGCTACTGCTTATGAAGCCACCACCAGTTCTGGATGGGTTGCAGGAGCAGCCGCTTACACTTGGCATAGAATTACTGATATCAATTTCAATGTTGCTCCATGGCAAACGTCTCTAATACCATTAATGAGAATAGGTCTTACTTTTGCTAGTCTCAATCCAAGTTATGGATATGTAGGCAAAGCGTATATAGATGTTATGAACACTGGTGCAAATACTAGCTATACTGGAAATTCTAATTTCCAAACAATGTCGAATGGCGTAGCAAGTTATGAATTACCTGTTAACATAGCAACTCATACAGGAACTACTTCATTAGAATTTAGAGCAAGAATGGTACTGACGGGAACGCAGAAAAATTTAGAGGTATATTGCAACGCCGCTCAAAATTCAAGCTATCCAGTAACTATGACTATTCAGTTATTTCATTCTATAACTAACTAACAAAAAGTAGGAAAACTATGAGTATCAATAAAGTAAATATCACAAATGAAAGAGACCGATATTGCGTTCATCTAGATAATGAAGATGATCTATTTTTCTTGGTACCTATAGAATCAGATGGTAGTGAGAACTGGACACGGTTACAGGCTTGGCTAGACGAAAGCGAAGATAATATTATCGTGGATGATATGTCCAATCAAGACACACATTACCAAGTACAGCGTAAACAAGAATATCCAGACTTGGCAGAACAGCTTGATTACATATATCATAATGGAGTTGATTCTTGGAAAGAAAACGTGATCGATCCGATTAAGGCTAGATATCCTAAACCATCTTGATCTCAGTTCACACATACAACGCTTTATAAATAGTGTATAGCAATCTAACTATGGGAAATAGAAATGGCACAGCCTACTACACGTAAAGAATTCAAAGAGTGGTGCCTTCGAAAGTTAGGTAAGCCAGTTATTGAGATCAATGTCGATCAAGATCAAGTAGATGATCGTATTGACGAATCATTATCATACTACTGGGATTATCACTTCGATGGTACAGAAAGAACATTTCTGAAGCACCAGATCACAGATGCCGATAAGACAAACGGATACATTGACGTGCCTGAGAATATTATCGGTGCTATCAATGTCTTCAGTATTGGTTCGAACATCACTGCCGGTGGCGGTATGTTCAACGTACAATATCAATTCGTACTAAACAATTTACATGAGTTTGTCAACTACAATATGACAAACTTCTACATGTCGATGATGAACCTTCAGTTCATGGAGGAGATGCTCGTAGGCAAGACACCACTGCGTTACAACAGACATGTGAATAGACTCCACTTGGACACTAAGTGGGATAAACTAGAAACAGGCAACTATCTTGTTATAGAAGCATATCGTATTGTCGATCCAACAGTATACGTAGACGTGTATAAAGATCGATGGTTACAGAACTATGCTACAGCAAAGATCAAGATGCAATGGGGCTCAAATCTAACCAAGTTTGTTGGTATGTCTCTTCCTGGGAACGTACAGTTCAACGGTGAACAGATTTTGAATGATGCAAGAGAAGAAATATCCAGACTTGAAGAAGAGATGATGAGTTCATACTCGCTTCCAGTCATGGACATGATTGGATGACACTGTGGCAAAAAACTACTACTTTGAAAATTATAGCAATTCAATGGAACAAGAACTCATCGAGGATCTTGTCATTGAATCTATTCGCATCTTTGGTATAGACTGCTGGTATATACCTAGAACGATTAGTGCTAAAGATGACATCTTCAACGAAGATAGTCTAAGCATCTTCAACGATGCATACATGCTAGAAATGTATGTGAAGAATGTTGATGGTTTCGAAGGAGAGGGCGACTTCCTATCTAAGTTTGGTTTACAGATAAGAGACAGCATGACACTGACTGTAGCAAACAGAGTGTTTGATTTTGAAGTTGGTGCTGGTACAGAGCAAGTAAGACCTAACGAAGGCGATCTAATTTACTTCCCACTGAATCGTAAGATGTTTCAAGTTATGCACGTTGAGCATGAAGCAATCTTCTATCAGATGGGTCAACTTCAGACATACGACTTACGCTGTGAACTCTTTGAGTACAGTGGCGAAAGATTCGAAACTGGACAAGAGTTTATTGATGATCTATATGATAGCAGAGATTTGTTTGTAACGCAAGCAAATAATGTATTCAATGTGTCAGTTTCTAATAACGTATTTGCGATACGTGAAGAAGGCTCGCAAAGTAATCCAGTTGAGCAACCAGTACTCGAAAACTTGTTTGTCGGTAGCACTTACATATTCGATCAATCAGACGGCACAAATAGTGGCGTAAGATTAGAAATCTATGATGGACCAAGTACCACTCAAGACTCAGTTGCTACGATTCAGAATCTAGTAGGCACACCTGGTGCTAATAACGCATACACATCGTTCACACCAGAGACTCCTGGAACATATCACTACTTAGACGTAAACGTGTCTGGCATTGGCGGAACGCTAGAAGTGTTACAATCTAAACTAGAAGCAGTAGAACCATTTGACGCTACCGCAGACAACGAATCTATAGAAACGTTTGCTGATAACATACTAGACTTCAGTGAAGATAATCCGTTTGGGGAGAATAACTTCTAATGTTTGGTAATCATTTCTATAACGAGACAACAAGACGATACGTAGCAGTATTTGGTACGCTGTTCAATGACATTCAAATTGAGCGTAGAAATGCCGAGGGTGTCGTACATAGTAAGATGAAGGTGCCTATCAACTATGCACCCATTCAAAAGATACTTGCAAGACTAGAGGGTGATCCCGATCTTTCAGCGCCTGCTATGACGCTACCACGCATGTCATTTGAAATCACTGGCATGAACTATGCACCAGAAAGAAAAGTCAATAGTACCCTTAGATATAGAGGTGGCAGTGCGGCAGAAGCTAACAGCCTGATCACCAGAACAGTTCCTGCTCCATATGACATAGAGTTTCAGTTGAACATTATGACAAAGTATAACGAAGACGCTACTCGTATACTTGAGCAAATTATACCTTTCTTCAAGCCTGACATAACACCGTCAGTAAAGTTGCTTGACGATCTAGACCTATATCTAGATATACCCATCATTCTCAATAGCACATCTATGGAAGATAGCTATGAGGCTGATTTCCTAACTCGCAGAGCATTGATATACACACTATCATTTACGATGCGAGGTTATTTCTTCGGACCTAATACCAATAAAAAGATGATCAAGTTTGCTAAGGCAAACGTAAGTCAACCACTAACTGCAACATCGCCTAGCGAATTCGTGTCTGTACAGCCTGGTTTGACAGCAAATGGAACGCCTACTACATCACTCTCTCAGACTGTGGATTACAGTAATATAAATATAGATGATAACTGGGATTATGTTGTGGTGGTAGACGATGCAGATGAATGATGAAATTGGTAACTCTCTTGGGCTAAATCCTATCAAGCCTGAACTAAAAGGGGAACTCGTAAAGAGTACTCCTTCTACTGTTGTTGTCGGTAAAACAGCAGAAGATCAAGCAGATAGGGACTATCAATATGCAAGAGAGAACTTCTACAACGTTATCGAAAAGGGAACACATGCGCTAGAGGACATGCTAGATGTTGCAAAAGCATCAGAGCATCCACGTGCATATGAAGTGGTCTCTACGATTATGAAAACACTTGTTGACGCTAACAAAGACTTAGTATCAATGAGCGATAAGAAAGCAGAAGCAGAGAAGCCCGAAGAAGATAAGTCAGGTATTGTGACTAACAACAATCTTTTCGTGGGATCAACTTCTGAGTTACAGCAGATGCTAAAGGATCTACGAAATAATGAATCTAGTGAATGAAAAAGGTTATAACGGCAACGTAAACCTCAAGCGTAAAGGTACACCTATAGAATTTAGTCCTGATATGATTCAGGAATACTTGAAATGTGCTGAAGACCCTACATACTTTTCTGAGAAATATATTCAAATTGTGCATGTAGATCATGGTCTGATACAGATCAAGTTATACGATTATCAACGTGAGATCATCGAAGCTATTACAAACAACAGACGTGTGACTGTGAATACGTCTCGGCAGGCTGGTAAAACAACTACCGCTGTCGCTGTTATTTTGCATTATGTACTATTCAACGATCATAAGACAGTGGCACTTCTTGCTAACAAAGGTGATGCCGCACGTGAAATCTTAGATCGAATCAAGATAGCATACGAAGCACTCCCTAAGTGGCTACAGCAAGGTGTCATAGAATGGAACAAAGGTTCTGTTGAGTTTGAGAACGGCTGTAAGATCATTGCGGGTGCTACATCGTCAAGTGCTATTCGTGGTAAATCTATATCATTCCTCTATATCGATGAGACAGCATTCGTAGAGAACTGGGACGAGTTTTTCGCTTCTGTGTTTCCTACAATCTCATCGGGTAAGACAACTAAAATTCTATTCACTTCTACACCGAATGGACTCAATCACTTCTATAAGACATGTGAGGGAGCCAAGGATGGCAGAAACGGATATATCTTTATCGAAGTGCCTTGGTATGAAGTACCAGAGCGTGATGAGAAATGGAAAGAAGAAACACTGCAAGCAATGGATCATGACTATCAAAAGTTTGCACAAGAATTCGAATGCCAATTCTTAGGCTCATCTGGCACACTTATCGAAGGTTCTAAACTGAAGACACTAGTGATAAAAGAACCAGTGGCTGAGAAGCAGAACTTGAGAATATTCGACTATCCAGACAAGTCAAAAACATACATAGTAGTAGTAGATGTATCAAGAGGTAAAGGATTAGATTATTCAGCATTTCAAGTGATAGATGTATCACAGATGCCATACAAACAAGTAGCGGCATACAGAGACAACATGATCACTCCGATCGATTACGCAGAGATTCTACACTCTGTTATAAAGATGTACAATGAGGCATACACATTGATCGAAGTAAATGACATTGGTGAACAAGTGTCAGAAATTCTGCACTATGACTATGAAGTAGAAACTCTACTATTTACAGAATCAGCAGGTCGTTCTGGTAAAAGAATATCTGCTGGATTTGGAAAAAATGTAGACAAGGGCATACGAACCACAAAATCAGTCAAGGCTGTTGGATGCAACATGCTAAAACTGATGACAGAACAAGACCAACTAATTATAAACGATTTTTTTACTATAAATGAACTATCAACATTCTCTAGAAAGGGTAACTCATATGAAGCAGAAAGTGGCGCCCATGACGATACAGTCATGTGTCTCGTTCTGTTTGCATGGCTGACTGATCAGACCTTCTTTAGAGAGATAACAGATATCAATACAATGATGAAACTAAAGCAAAGAAACGAAGAAGATTTGATGGAAAGTCTACTTCCCATTGGCTTCAACTCTAATGATGACTTTGTGGAAGAGGTAGAGACTCCTGCTGGTTGGTTCAACTACTAAGAAGTGGTTTTTATAAATATAACGACAAAGATTTGAAATCTATAAATCATAATAGACAAGGAGAAATGAGATGGCTTTTCAATTAAGTCCAGGAGTTAACGTTAGCGAAATCGATCTAACGACAGTTGTACCAGCAGTGGCTACAACCGAA